GCTCAATAATGCCGTCGCCGTTCAAATCCGGGGAATAATCCCGGTGTCCCTTAATCGTTGCATCCGGGAACATAACAACTAAACGCATAAGCAACCATAATAACGCCTCTTTTTGTTCCGGCGTGCGTGTGTCGGCGGCTTTGCCGTTGGCATCCAATCCCCCAACGTAACAAATGCCAATAGACCGGGAATTTTGCCCGGAAACGTGCGCCCCAATCTCGGAAAGATAACGCCCGGTTTCAATCGTCCCATCCGGCAATACAACAAAGTGATAACCGCAAATTCGCCCGCTTTGGGGTTGCTTCTTAAATCCCCGTTCTTTGTGCCAACCGTCGATAACATCAACGTTGACTTTTACGCCGGGCTTAGTTGCGGTACAATGTACAATCAAATCCGTAATCGTCCGGGTTGTTTTTTGTTCCTCCAAATACTTTAAAATCTCTGTTTGGTTCATTGTTCGCCTTCCTTTTCTTTATCGTTAATAATATCGTTATCATGTTTCCGTTGGTATCTCTCAATTATCGGTTGCCAATATCCCGGCAATACTCGTGTAAACTCCAACCGGATAACGTGGTAAATAATACGCAACGCAACCTTTGTGGGATATGCTTTAATAAGGTTTCGGAATGCGTTTTGCAAATACACATACATAAAAACGTATGTAAGCGATTTAATTACTACTTTGGCGGCTTCATTGTCGCCACATTGCAGCATAACGGAATAAACTACGTGTATGATACCCACGTATAAAAGCAATTCCGCCAACGCATTCTTAAACTTACTGAAACGAAAGTTTTTGCAATGCTTTACGCTTACACCGTCCGCCCGCATACCCGCCCAAATATTGAAAGCAAACATTATAACTAATGCGTACATAAATCCCGCCGTTGGGGTTAAATAGGCTAAAACCGGGCTTAACGACGTGGCGAATATCATACGCCATTGTTCCCATGTAAAAAGTTTATCCATATCATTAAATGTTATGCCGGGGGATTGCGCCCCCGGCGGTTACTCATGCAAAGTTAATAACAAAATTTCCTTTCAATACGGCTTTTAAAGCGGTAACGGCGGATTGTATTTCCGTATCGTTGTTATAATCCGATTGGCTCATTGTTGTTGTTAATTCAACTTGCGTTCCTGAATTTGCGTCCCATGTCGTTTGGGTTAAACTTTGCAATGTATTTAACAAAACGGCACGGGTTAAGTGTACCCGTTTGATTGAAAATTGCGTTAAATTTTGAAAGTATCGGGTGAAACTCAAAGCACACGTAACAGGATAAGCCGGGGCAATCGTTGTTGAAACAGGATTGCCAATTGAAAGACTTATTAAATTACCAACATTTAAAAAGTCGATAATATCGCCCGTTACTAATGGCAAATCAAAAATTGCCATTCTTATGCTTTTACCCGCCAAATCCGAATATCGCCCCGTAACTTGTTGTTGGCGAAATCTTAAAACTTTCAGATTTGTAGGCTTTAAATCTGCCAATGAACCCGTTAAACCTGTTATTTCGGTTCTTAAATCCGTTATTTGTCGCGGGATATTAGCAACCTCGCCAACTAACCCTGATAATGATATAATAAGTGTTTCTAAATTTATGAGTTTATACAAATCGGATGTGTAAATATATCCATTTGCCCGGCTTGACCCCTCGCCAAATAGGTAATTTCCCGAATCTCCAAACATATTAATGTTGTATGGGTTTGAAATTTCAATGTAAGGGTTGCCGCCTGTAACTTTAAAATATAACGTTGAAATTCCGGCGGGCATAATATATTGTTGCCCTAATGGTTGAGTTGCTTCCGAATCTTGGTAAAATTCAGCGTTTACAATAGTCATTACACTAACATTGGCGGTTAATGCGCTTAAATGGATAAAGCCCACGTTATCAACCGTTGCATTACGGTTTAAATTAATGCGATAAACGCCCAATTTTTCAAACTCGCCGATTGCTGTTTCTTCCAATTTTAAAACAACTGTCTTCATATTTTTACTTTTTAAAAAATTTATAATACGTCAATAACTGCATTATCGCCTATATTCGTTCTATTTAACGAAAAACGATTTGTTATAATACGGGTGTATTTATCAGTAAGCAAGTTCAAACCAACCCCCACCGAATAACCAAAGTAATCTAACAAATCCTGTTGAGCCACAAACGTACCCCCCGACTTATTGTAAACAAATACATCGTCGTTAAACCCGTATTCGTGCATCAAAAACCGCATTTCTTGTAATTCCAAAAATAACGTCGGAACGGGTTTTTGCTGTATCGGTTCATTATGCCAACGGGTATGGTTTCCAACCCCGCAATTGCTCATTCTGATATTCATTACAATATCATGGTTTAACCCTTTTACATGGTCGCCAACTTGCGCAAAATTAAGTTTCAAACCATATTTTAGAAAACTTTGTTTTACCCGGAAATCAAAACCCATTTTTGTTGTTTGTTGTCCGCTCGGTTGTCCTAACCAATTACGGGGTATCTGCCAATCGTCGCAAACAAGTATTGCCGATTTGGGCGGTATCTTATAATTTCCCGCTTTCCAATCCGCTAATTGCTGCATTGATAACGTTGTATATCCTTTATCTTGCAATTGCTTTGCAATAACCATCATTTGGGTAATTGATGCCCCGCTATTACTCAACGCATGATTTGAGCCAATATACGTATCGTAAATTTGGTGGCAAATCATACCGAAACAAATAGGCGTCCGGGACGATATTAAATAATAATCATCGCTTGCAACCTCGGCGTCGCCTAAATAACCCTTTGTAATTTCCAAATCAGAAAACAAAATATCCGATAAGGCATTGCCGATACGTAATTGCGACGTTTTGTTTATCTCGGTCAACTTCTCGCCATTAACATATACTTTGATACGTTCGTTTCCAATGATATAATCAAATACGTGTTCTTGCGTGTCGTATTTGTCATATATCCAATAAGGGAAACAATCAAATTGATTTGAATAAGGCAAATTATAAGGCGCATTTGCCGAACCGCACGGATTTAATACCATTTGTTGCGGATATTCCCCAATAAGATAGATTTTACCGTTTTGCAATATACATGAACAATCTTTTAACGGCATATCATAAAACGTAATGTAAAAATCCGACAATTCCGGTATTACGGCGTGCGGGTATCCCTCCCGTGGGTAACTATCGTTTGGCGTAACGGGAACAAATTCTTTATAAAAATCTTGTAACGTTTTCCATGCGCCGGAACCATCTTTTAACGACGTGGTAAATATTACTCCCGTACTATCACGTCCAACCGTAAACGTATCGTTTGAAATGTCAATATACAAATCTTGATAGGTTGCAAACAATTCGCTACGGGCTTTCAATTCCTCATAAGGCAAATAATTATTAAACGCACGTGTCGCCGTGTTTTTCACAATATAGTTATTGCCTTTCATTTGCAAGGTACTAAACCCATCCGCAACCGGGGTATCGGAACCGGAACCAACAACCATGCCCGTTGCTCCCATATCAACCGGGGTTGCATCAATCGGATTATCCCAATTGACAACAATATAAGATTGCGACGAACTACCCCACGCCATATTAATGTCCTCCGTTGTGGTGCGCTTATTGGCAATAACAACTTTCTTTGTTTTTCCGGTAACAAAATATAAGCGCTTAGGGGTTAATAAATCAATAGTTGCAACGCCGTCCACGGGTTCCACTATAATTGGCAATGTGCTTTCGCCCCATGTGTCGGTATCGGGTATAAAATAATCATCGGCGGTTTCGCACTTGGTAACGGCATACGCTTTGTTAATCACGTCTAACCCTTTAAACCAAAACATCATTACTTTATCGCCGCAAAGATTGTTACGCCCTCCGTTGTGTGTGCTTCCGGCTTTCGCTACTCTGTTATATACAATTTCGGCATTGTTGCAAGCAAACCCGGATTGAAACAAGGAAAACGGCACTTTACCCGTAACCCCGTAAATTGTTTCCGTTGCCTGTGTTGGTATTGCGTGTTTTACTGATTGGGTCGCTGCAATTGCTCCGCCGTTCTCAAACGTGGCAAAGGGGACATAACCGTTAACATCATTTACCGGGTTTTTTATCTTACCCTTAACAGACACACGCCCGATAAAATTCAAATCAATTAGATATTCGGCGTTTTGCGCTCCGTAATTCCTTACATCGCTTAACGTCGTTAACATATCGCTTTGATTTTTCAGATTGTTAGATATAAGCGACGACCCCACGGATTGCCCGGATTTTCCAACGATATTGCCGTATTTGTCGATTGCGAAAACAATATTGTTTTCAGCGTCAACAATTGCGTAAAGATAATCCCATTCCTCAACAAATAAATACTCTTTGATATTACTTTTAAAATGGCAAATCCCGTTATTATCAATTGCGAATAAAATATTGTTGTTTGCGTCGATTATCGCATACAAATAATTGCCCTCGATAATATCCCGCATTTGTTCGCCCCTCCAATTGGTTTCACTATCCCAATTTATATTAGTTAACGACGTTTCAACAACAACGTTGTTGGGTTCGTTCAAACGGTATTTGATTGTTAGATTTGCTTTGCGCATATATCCCGGCACATCGTTGTAAGCCTCGGCACGGGTTGAGTATATTTTATCCGGGTAAAAATAAAACATATCTAACCACGTTTTCCCCTCGATAACATCTAAGAGGTATTTAACCGTTAAATTTCTAATGTAACAATCATAACCGACATGACCGCCCGCACGTATTAACGCCGCATTTTCGGGGTAATTTTCTTTTTTAATCAAATAGTCTTTATTATAACCGCTTGGTATTTCCTCAAAAATGGACGATATAAACGTTTCGTCTTTATCATAGAAACACAACAAAGCCGTATTTCCTAAACCTCTATAACCGGAAACGATTAAATCAGCATCCCTATTCAAAGGAATAAACGGGGTAATAGTAAATGTATCATCCGTTTGTCTAATCGCTATACCGTCCGTATATCTCAACCCATACGATTGTATTGTAAAAAAGTCGCCTAAAGTATTATTTAGGTCGCTTTGTTTTGCTTTATCGTTTACGTCCGTTGTCAAATCGAATATATCCCACGGTAATACATACCCGGAATTTTGCGACCCCGTACAACGGATATAAACCGCATCGGCGGGAATGTCGGCGGCGGCAATTGTGGCGGTTATTTGTGTGGTTCCCGTCCATGCGGGGGAAAATGCGGAAATAAAATTATAATCTTTATCATAGAAAGCACAAAACGCAACCGGGACGGTTTCTGAAATAGCACCCCTAATTTGCAAATCATTTTTCCCAGTTATACGCAAATAAGGTGTACAACGCCATGAAGTTGAAACGGTATTTACTTTTCCGGTATCACTCCGAATATATCCAATTTCTCGGAACAAAGAACGTACCCCGTTTAATGGTACGCCAATTTCCGTGGCTTTAAAATCATCGTCCGGGTTTGTGCGATAGAATACCGTTAAACGGTTTGTTACTTCAAAATTTCCAAATCCTGCATAAACGCCCGGTTCAGTCGCCAAATAGAATACATTCGCTTTGCCGGACACCGGAACCGTTGACGGAATCGCCCAACCACGATACACATAACTACCACTTAGATACGTGTTTATTTGAGCAATCACCGCATCAACATCCGTTTTTGTTGCCAAATTAACCAATACATTATACAAGTCGAACGGGATAACATAATTATCCGTTACGGTATGATGTCCCGAACAACGAATATAAACAGCATTTGCCGGGATTTGTGCGGCGGGTATCGTTGCGGTTCGTGTTCCATCAGTTGCGCCGCCCGGTTGCCATACCGAAATAAATTTGTAATCGCTATCATAGAACGCACAAAACGCCATTAGATTTGTTACGCCCTCATAGGCTTTAATTTGCAAATCCTTTGTTACATCAATCGGAATAAACGGTGTACTCCGAAAAGAAGTTGACGGGGTATTAATATTCCCGTTGTCCTTACGAACATATCCAATACCTAAAAACAAATTCGGCACACCATTTAAAGCGATACCAATGTTTTGCGACGTCCAAACGCCCGTTTCATTTGTGAAAACGACCATTTCGTTAACTAATACCGTGCCATCAAAGTTGGAATAAACGCCACGGGTTCCGGCAATGTAAAAAACGTTTTGGTCGGGGGAACCCGGCACGGTGTCCGGCGTTGCGACCCCCGCAAACGTTGATTCACTCCCCACATTGCTAACAATCGTTGTTAGCGTGTTTTGCAACAAATCGCCCGTTATCTCATTATTCCCGTTTTGTTTGATAACGGCGGCAATTGCGGCTTTTAATTGTTCATAATTTCCCATAAAAAAATAAATTACTGATTGTTGAAATCGTTATTGAAATCGTTGTTAAAATCTCCATTTGCTCCCGGCGGCAAAACACCCCGTCCGATTTTCTTAACGACCGTTGCGCATTCAAACTCACATTCAACGGACGCTAAATTACCCTGTGTCTGCCATTTGGGGGTAATCAAAAACGTATCGCAATCATATTTCCGTCCTTGACTATATACCGTAACAAAGTCACTCATACGGATTAATCGCATTACGTCACAAAGATACTCCGGGGCTAAAAAGATAAACCGAAACGTTTTTTCCGATATTTGTTTTTCCGGGAAAAAATACCCGTCCCGCTCTTCGCCCTCTTCCTCAAATTTGTATTCCGGTTTTCCCAACTCGGCACACACATATACCCGGTTTTTGAATTGTGCAACATCGTAAACGATTTGTCCGCCGTCAACCCCCATGTTTTCGGCGTCGCTCCATTCTATACACAAATAACCGTCCATTCCATTAACCCACGTAAATACGTCCGAATAATAAGTTTGTACGCCGTCATTTATCGCAATCATATATCGCCCCTCGGTTGCCACATCTAAAGCCATTAATAAATTACCGGGGTATAATATAACATCATAACCGTATGATTGATAACGGACAATTTGCAATCCGGTTTCTTTCATAGGTTGCGTTATATCCGCAATTCTCTTTGTCATTTTATAATTGTACAACCGAACCCATGCAATTTGGTTGCTCCGGGTCGGTCGTATAATTTGAAAAGGTAATATCTTATTCAAAGGCGTAAACAACGGGTAAACGTCGCCATACGCATACGATTTTTTATAATCTTGGTATTGTACGCCCTCATAAAATGGCAATACGGACAAATTATTATTCGGTGTCATACTTTAATGTTGTTTTAATGGAACGACTGCACAAATTTACGCTTAATTTATCAACTTGACCGTTACCGATATAAGTTTTTATTAGTTGCATCGGGTTTGGGTCGTCGATTGCCGGAAAACTAAACGTTTGCTTTTTCTTTCTCTCAATACCGTATGCGTAAACCTCGGAACCGTTTATTGATACACGACGGGCGGGCAAATCATATAACCAATACGGCGATTGCAGATTAATAAACGCCAAATATCCGTTTTGCAAAAAGTATTCGACGCCGTTAATTGTTTGGCGGGTAAATGGTAATATCCATTGTGACCCGGACGTTGGCGGAACGGCGGCAAACAAGGCGAACCCGTCGGAACTCATGTTGCCGGGGTTTAATAACATCATATCAATATCGGACGTGAAATTTGATATATTAATTTCCTCAACCTTTCCCGGCGTTACATACTTACTAATTACTTGTATCGGCAATCCCTCAAAAGCCGCCGTAACGTCGTCCATCCATTCAAATTGGTAACGTTCCGGCAAATCGACCTTATCAAACGAATATTCCGACGTGTTGAACGCCCACGGTTTCCCGTTACGCAAATTCAATTCCTTTGTCAAATCGTGGCTTAATATAGCCCCCCCGGAATAGGAACCGCCATTGCGGAAATATTGGATATGCTCAATTTTAAATTTGCCGTCCTCAATAAACCAATAGCATTTGAAACAATCCCGTAACATATTGGTAAATTGTTGTAAGGTCGTCGGGGCTTTTTGTGCGGGTTGCTGATATTCGCCGTTTATAATGTTCGTTTTCTGCGATACAAGTAACCGGAAATTTAACCCGGATATTGGATTATTTCCGCCGTATAAAAATTGGCTATATTCCGCCGTTGCTGCGTGGGTTACATCCGGGGCAATCTGTTTAAGCAAAACCGATATACAGGACGCAACCGGGAACGCATCCCGTAACGTGTACGCCTTTCGTGCTTTTTCTTCTAATATCCAATCCATCAAATAAAACCCAAACCACAACGACGCATAACGCCACGTTGACCGGGCGATTGGATAAAACGTTTGTCCGTAAATTGAATAAGGCGGCGCAAAATACTTTCCGTTGTCTGCTAATCCCCACTCGGTCGGCGTATCTGAAAAGTTGTTAGATATAAACGCCACGTCGATTGCGTAACCAATTACACGGCGGTAATTTCTGTTATTATCTACAATATCATTTGTCGCTATTTGGTCGGTTTCTAAATCGTCGATTTTATCAACATCAACTAAATAACGAGCATAAATATTATAACTTTTCATATCGGCGTGCATGGTACCCGTTGCGCCGGAACCCTCAACGGCGGTTAAATCAAATTCCAATGTATCAAAAGGTCCTTGCGTTGCTTTGGTATAACGAAACATTACCGTATCATCAGAACGTTTGCGTATTTCAACTATCGCAATTCCAAAGGGTATACCCTCCATTGTTTGTTGTGATATAAAGATATAATAATTAACATTCAATTCCGGGTATAAATTTCCCGTGAATGTTCCCGGCGTTGCCCCCGTCGCCATCCGCCCCGAATAAAGCCCGGATATTACCGCCGGGGAACCGTGGGACGTAATTTGTATTTCTTTCAATATATTACATAAGGAAAAATTATATCCGCCTAAATTTCCCCTTTTTGTAATCAAACTTTGGTCGGTCGTGGCGTTTGCGTCTTGCTCCCAATTGGTACCGCCCAAAAAACACGAAACAATACTATCGCCCGGAACATATATTTGAATAAGCGGGCGTTTGTTTATCGTTATCCGTTGAATTGCTGGGGCTAATGTTATTAAATTATATTCTTTCTCCAATCCGGCTAAAACGTCGTTATATTCGTCTATCGTATCCGGTTGTACGGTAACTTTTTTATCATAGTCAACAAACGTGCAATCGGTTTTCATAAATTTGCCGGAAAAGTAAGGAACCCACGTTTTACCGCCGTCGTTGCTTTTATCTATCCCGTACAAAAATTCATAATCAAACGGACGGGTATTTATAAAATCGTAATCGTCCCGGATAAATGATATTTTCCCGGATAACTTGGCACGATAAAACCGTTGGTTTGTTTCTAATTCGTACTCCTTTGCCAAATCGTCCTTATATATCGGGTTGGCTTTACGTCCGTAAATCAAATTTTGTGCCGTTGCGGTTCCTAACCGGGCAAATACCGTTCCGGCGTTATAACTTGTTTTATAAACGACAAATCGCAAATAATACGCATTATTAGGAATATCAACCGAACCCGTTGTTACTCCAATAAAACTACTTATAAACTTTTTATCGCTATCATAAAATGCCCCACGGTCAACCCCCGCATTAATCAACAAAACACGGGGGTAAACATTGCTAACAGAAACATAGGTACTATAATAACGGTTTTGCACCGCATCCCCGGACGTAATCAAAGCCCCCGTATTAGTGTTTATAATTCCGGTTTTAAAAAACACATCGGCAAAAGAATGTCTATAAATTGGGTTCATATCATTTTTTAATTTTACGTGTCAAATTCTTGTAAACCTCAATAACATTGCCGTTACCATCGACGTAACGACGGCGGCGGTTTTGCTCTTTAATTTCCCTCACATCGTCTTTCAAATCCCGTAAATCCGGGGCGTTGTTTTGTTGAACCGTTACATTAACGCCGTCGGTATTGTAGGCATTAAGGTACTTTTGGGCGAACGTTCCCCGGTTCAAACTATTAATTACGTCCGGGATTATCCGGCGGAACCTCCGGGAATTACGTTTATTGATAACGGCGAAAAATTCCCCACCCTCGGCACGCCTCCGGGTTCCATCCGGTTTGGTTCCTAAATCCACATCGTCGCCGGATTGGTGGGAACCGCCCGCCAACATTTCAACCGTACCATCGCCGTAACTTTCCGAACCCCCGGCGTTGGCGGACTTGGATAATTGGGCGGCTTTAATTTTAGACGCCGCAAATGAACCCCACATTACCGCAATAGCCGGTATTGCAAACGGGAACCCCAATTGCGACCAAATCAAAGCGGACGCCGTTACAAGGTTTCCGATTTGTTGGATTGTTTGGATTGCTTGTTGTGCTTTTTGCGCCTTTTGTTGCTCCTTTAGGGCTTTTTCTTGGTTCTTTTTGGCTTGGTCTAACTCCTTTTGCGCCATTGCAACGTTATTGGCGTAACCGTTCGCCCGTGCCTCTAATTCCGCATCTAATCGGCGTTGGCTTGCGTCAACCTCTTTGTCGGCGGCGGAAACGGCGGCGTCGGCGGCTTGTACCTTTGCATCCAAAAAACTATTTAATTGCTCAATGGCAAAGTTTACCGACGTACTTATTGCCTCTTTTTGGTCGTCGTCCAAATTCAGCCCAAACAACCCGTATATGTCGTTACCCCGTTCGTCGCCTTTGCTTTTCTCAATTTCTTGGTCGATTTTCGCAATGGTATTTTCGATTGTTTTAACCTCGGCATCCGTCATTTTAACCCCGGCGGCTTTGTTCAACTCTAAAATCTTTTGCAACCGTGCCTTTTCTTGTGCCAAACGGAACCGGGTTTTGCGTTCCTCTGAATTGCGGATTAAATCAAACTCGGACGCCTCCAACGCTTGCGTTTGGTCGAATAGCATTAACGCCCGTTGTTGGTTTAACTCGGTCGTTTGCTTCAATACCTCGGCATCATATTTGGCGTTAATATCCGCCTCGGATTGGCGCACGTCCTCGGCTAATTGCCTATTTTGTGCCAATTCGATTGCCCGTTGTTGCTGTAACAACTGAATACGCAAATTTATTTCCTCCTGTGAACCCTCACGGGCGGCGTCTAATTGTAATTGCGTCCGGTCGGCGGCGGCTTGCATTTGGTCTATTGTAATTTGGTCATTCAATTCGCCCAAACTTTTTGCGTATTGTTGTTGCAAAAGTAATTGTTGATTAAGCAATTCGGCAACCTGCGTTTCAGTTAATCCCCGCTCGGTTTCTAACCGGGTGTTAATGTCCTGTATTTGTCTTTCATACTCAACCCGCAATTGTTCCCGTTGCTTTTCCGCACCCTCTGCCATTAATGCAATTTGGGCGTCCTGTGTTGCCCGTTGTGCGGACAATTCCGCCGCCCGTTGTTGGTTGGCAATATCTACCATATCAACCGCCAATTGTTCCCGTAATAAAACAATTTGGTCGTTCAACGCTTTGCGTGCCTTAACCGTTAAATTGGTTTCCGTCCTCAACTGCAATTGTATGTCGGCAATCGCACGGGAGTTGGCGGCTTGACGTTGCGCCCGTTGTTGGTCGAATGAATTTTTAATTAAGGCAATCCGGGCGTCCTCGGCTTTGCGCAATATATCCGTTTCCGCTTTGGCAGCGTTCCGGTTTTCGTTTGCTCTTTGGGCGGCTTGTATTTTCCTTTCGGCGTCCAAATCCGCCCCCTCGGTTTTCAGATTAACGGCAATGTCAACCGCTCGCCCGGTATTATCTATTTGACCCTGTACGGCGTCAATCGCTTCGTCAACCTTAACTTTATCAATTTTACCGTCTAAATCAACATCAATATAAACTTTCTTATCTCCACGGGCTTTGGCGTTATTGAGTTGTACCAACATATCGTTTAGTTGTTTCAACTTTGCCCGGTTTGCCTCCAAATCGTTTAATTCTTGACCGTAAAAACCAACGCTTTTATTATGTGCCTTTGTGCGCTCGGATAATATTTCGTCCTCAATCTTTCGGGTTTCGGACAATGAAGCGTTGCGGGCTTTGGCAATGTTTAATTCCCGGTTTAATTGGGCGACACGTTCGTTGCTAACTCGGTTCATTTCGGTTGCCTCGGTTTCCAAATAATCCAACCAAACCTTTTGCGCCTCGTTTAGTTTTTGTTGGTTCTTTGCCGATTTATCCGTATTAGAGGCAAACAATACCAATGCACCCACGACCGTAACCAAAGCCAATGCCAAAAGAACATAAGGATTTGCGGCGGCAATAAGATTGAACGCCTTTTGCGCAATTGTAGCCGCCAACGTTGCCTTTGTGCCTTGCATGGTAACAAGGCGGTTATATACTTGTGCCTTACTCAAAGCCGCCATTTGTAGCCGGGAAATACCCAACATGATAGCCGATTGTTTTTGTACAGCGTTTTGTATGGCTTGCACCCCGGTTGTAATGGCTATTGCCGCCTGTAATTTCTTTTGTGCTTCCTGTACTTCCTCGCTTTCGCTTCCGAACAACTCCATTGCCCCGGTAAATGCGGAAAAACCACCGGACGCACCCGCCGCAAAACTCAACACGGCATCCAAATTGGACGTATCGGACGCCATGCGGGTAATCTCGGCGGTTGCATCTTTGACCGCATCCCGTAATATTGCGGTTTCTTTGCTCAATTGCTGATATTCCGCCGTGCCTTGTTTGCCCTCCAAACGCAACAACGCCAATTGCTTTGTTTGGTTCTCTATTTGGGTTGTTAAACCTTTGGCGGCATCGGAATAATTACCAACGTTTAACGACGTTTTCCCGGTTGCCTCCTGTAACCGTTTCATTTCGTCGTAAATTGCTTTTGTTTCCTCAACCAATTTGCGCCCCTCGGCGGTTGCTTCCCGTTCCTCAACCGTCATATTATTGAGGTATATTTTATTGATTGAATATTGCGCCGATAACCGATTATATGAACCCTCGGCGGATTGGTTTAACCGGGTCGTTAACTTGTTTAATTCGTTCGCCTCCTTTTGGGCTTGCTTCAATTCCGCCAATCGCTTTGCGTTCTCGCTTTCCGCAAATGCCAAATCCCGTGCCGCCCGTGTCAATTTGTCGGTATCGTTCGACGCCCCCCGGATTGTCTTACGTCCGTTTTCGGTTGCCCCGCTTACGCCCTCCAATGCAGCCTTAACCGTTATCGCCTCACTCTTTATATTTTTTAGAGTGTTCATATAGGCGTCGGAAAGTTGGTCTAACTGATTAATCAACTTTGTAATCGAATCGTCCGGGCTTACAAGGTCGCTATATTTTATTGGGTTGTTATTATCTGCCATACTTAACGTTATTTGCGGGCAATTTGCCCCGTATTAAATTATCTTTTCTTTTCCGTGTAGTTAATCAACCAAAGAAAAACAATGCCGCAAATCGCCTTATTTGACGCCGTTTTTATTTTTGGTTGGTTTCAACAACTCCTTTATCCGCTCAAATGCGTTGTAATACTCTAAAACGGTGTATTTCTTTGGCTCCGGTACGTGTAAATGTTGCGATATGGTTAAGCACATATTTTCAAACTGTTTATCGTACTGAATTTCCATGTTATCGGAACCGCTAAAAACAACCGGGCGATTGTACAACAACAACATCGTCGTTATTTTATCAATTTCCGCCCGTTTGTCCTCTGTATCGCCGTTTATAATCGCATCCAACATTAACATTGTGCGGTTGCGCAATTCGTCGTAATACTCTTTTACGGTCGCATCGTCGAACAACCGGGGGAAATACATTTGCAATTCTTCATCTATTTTTTTTTTGACCGCTTCCATTTGGGCGGTCAACTCTTTAACGGGAATATCGCCGAACATATCGACGACCTTTTGCAACCCATCGTCGGACAAATCGTTGTACGGTTCCCCGTCGATTGATTTAACCAACACGGCAAACGCCAAATGCTTTGGGCTTATCCCGGTTTGAATGAAATACACGTTTTGCCGCATATTATCCAATTCTATTGCCGCCAATTCGGGGGTTTTGCTACGGGCGTATCTTATCGCCTTTTCAATATGCGTGTCGAAATCCTGCAAATCGGAACCAATTCCGGCATCAACTAACAACATTTTGTTGTACTTATGAAATCGCAACATCGGCAATTCGTCGATAGCGTCGTATATCTCAACGGTGCGTTCTCCTATCTTAACGGTTTTCATAGCAAAAAACGGGTTATCATTGTGGAACAAAAGGGAATCAACAACAACGTCGGGTTCCCGGTTATAAACGCCAAAAGGATTGCCAAAGCAACCCCCGCCCAAAAGGACAAACAGAAATCGCAATTAAACATCTTTGCGAAAAACTCGTTGCCGTGGACTTGTACCCATTCGATAACCTGCCATTTGCGTAACAAGGTCAAACCGAATGCAGCAACCAAAGCAACCACGATCGTATAAAATAAAAATGCTTGCATACCTTTGTTTTTAATCAGTTAAACACGTTTCATCAATTCCCAATTCCCCGGCAAACCGGAACCCGGCGAACGGGTGCATTAAAAATTGATTGTCTATTTCGTCCAAAGTGAACCCGGCAAATATGTTTTCCGCCTTTGCGTACACTCTGTTTATTTTCATGGAACCAGAACGTAACCAAATACCGCCGTTCAATACCCGCATAATTTGTTGTTTGACCGCCTCCGTATTCCGGTTATTGGGGTCGTTGGTTATCGTCCGCATATCGAACCAAAAGATAACCGAAAACGGCGTTGTATATTTGTTTTGTTCGCCGGGGAACCAATCAATTTGTTGCGGGTCGTCCAACACGAAAAACGAAAAATTCCCTATATTACTATCCGGGGCAATCAACATATATTCATTGCCGCCGACGTAAATATTGGGCGTGTAATATCGTTTTCCTTGTATGGACTTAACCAACCGTTCCGAACGTCCAAAGGAATAATTAAGCCACGGCAACCCGTCCGCCAATCCCTTTTGAATATTTGCAATAACCCGGTCGAATAATTCCGGGTTCTTTATAATCGGTATTCGTTCCATATTAAACCGCTTGTTTTCTTAATTCCCAAACTTTGGTAACGGCTTTTGCAATTCGTTTATTACGTGTGCCGTAATTGTTGTTATAACTATTATCGCACCACTCCAAATTATTTGGGTTGTTGTTTAACTTGTTTTCGTCCTTATGGTTGATATGTGGTAAATTGTCCGGGTTGGGAACAAATGCCATTGCAACCAATCTATGTACTCTATACGTTATACTTTTACCGCCTTTCATAAGTTTAATAATCGCATAACCGTATATGTTACGTTGCGGGGCTAATTTCTTTGGTACTCCGGTGCGCCTGTAATCCATTGAAATAATATCCCCGTTTTCCGTAACCCTATAATCTTTATCAAACCCTAATAAGGGCTTTGCGTTCAATATCAACTTATCCATTTCCGTATATCGTTTTTTTTGCTTTGGTTAGCAAATCCGGGTAAACGTATTGCCAAATCAGTTTAGCAATGTTTTCGTTCGTCAATCCCAATATTTGCCGCCCGTACTTTTTTATCAAATCTTCCGTCTTGAAATCCGACGCCTTAATTTCAAATTGTTTGTCGCCGACTTCCAAATAAAAACTACTCTCAAAATCGCCCTCATCCCGTAACGTTACCCGGTTCGTCGGTTGTCCCTTTTCCTCCTTAATGGCTATTGTTAGCGGGGTATAAGGTCGATAATCCATTATGTCAACGCCCAATCGGTTAATACCTTGTTCAAATAATTGTTCCTCGGCGTTGGCATCAATGATAAACGCCGTTGTCATTCCGTCGTCGATTATTTCCCGTATAATCAACCCGGACGTCAACCCGTCGTTAAACGTATTAACCCGGTTGCGTAAATCAATTATTGATTGTAACCCCGCCATAATGCAATTACGTTGTCCGGTACTTAACGCCCCGGTTGTTGCAACTCAAACAAATACGGTCAATCCCTTGCGTATCTAATCGCAAAGCCTCAAACGCTTTTTTAAGGTCATAACCCAAACCGCCGGGGCGTCCCTCAACGTTCCCGTCCAACTCGTACAAAATATCCATTTTAGAGGCGTTGGATTGGTTCCGGTTTACCCTTACGTTGGGGTTCATTGCCAACGTGCGTAAAGCAATTGCCGCAACTTGGCGTTGTATTACCGTTTGGAATATCGACCGTTGTTCAATGATAAAATCGGTTAGGTCGCAACCTACCGTTATTTCACAATTCAACCCGTAATTCAGTGTATTAGTGTACATCGTGTACGCTATATCCCATAACTCCGGGTATTCGGCGAATGTTTCCGGGGCGTTGTACATAAACGGCGAAATCTGCAAATACTTTGTCAATTGCCGCCATGCCTCAATATTGCCGTACCCGGTACACGTTCCGCACGGTTCGCCGCTCCAATCTTTCGACACGTTAATTGCTTGCATCCCGGCGGGCAAATCGTCTTGATTGTAGCAAAGGAACCACGCACCCCCGGCGTTGTTTGCGTCGCTGATATAGGGCAAAAAACAATCTTCCAATGTGAACCATTGAAAGCCGCCATTTGTCAACGTAAAATTCAAATCAAACGTTTTTACGGGGTCAATCTGTGAACTATGGAAAAGGTACAATTTCACAATCCCGGTTCCGCCCGTCATTTGCAAGCCAACCCGGTGTATTTGGGCGGTAACTCCCATTGCCCGGACGGGGATTATTTCAAAGCCAACCAATTTATGTGCGTTCGGTTGGGTCGCTCTAATACGTCCCGCACCGTCAAAGAACGTGCGCCGTTCCAATAGGTTCTTTGTTTCCTTATCCAACCCCTTTATTTGGGTAAACGTTTGTACCGCCGTGGAAATTCCGTTGCGGGTCAAACGCTCCAAATAGTCGGACAATATATTGTATTTCTCCCAAAAGGTCGAACCCTCGGCGGGAACCTCGGCGACGTTATCAACCAAAGCGACCCAATACAAGGGTTTGCCCGCCGCATCGTTGGCGTATTGTACCACGGTTCCGGCTTTCCATTCCTTTGTATCGTTCCAAACCGGGTATTGAAAACCCCAATTATCCGGGACGATTGCCGCCATATTATCCAACGTTACAAGCGGGTGCGCCCCTTGAAAATATAACCCGCTTTCGGTTTCTGTTAATTGCTCGGCGATTGCCTCGGCGGGATTATATGATTGTTCCCAACCGACGACGTGCAATAACTTATCTTGTATTTCCTTAATCCTATACATAAGCCCAAATATAACCGCCGCAAGTCTTTTTTATACCCTTACAGCATTTAACAATATTACTATCATTTAAACCCGTTTCCCGTTGTGCGTCTTTTACTGATAAGAATGTTTTTATCAAATCGCCGCAAATGGAATACATCGCAATTTGTTTTGCTCGTTGGTGCAATCCGCCTAATCTCCCAACCATATATTCGCCAATCTTTTTATTTAGGCGTGATTTTGTTATTGGATTATTACAATTTTCTTTGGTTGTAACCCAACGCAAATTGTCCGCCCTATTATTCGATTTGTCACCGTCGATATGGTCAACACATGGTTTGTTGTCCGGGTTCGGAATGAAAGCCGCCGCAACTAATCTATGAATATTAACAGATTTACGAATACCATTGCACAATACTACAACATTATACCCGTGCTTATTGGGAACGGCTTTAACTATCTTTGTATTATTACGCACGTTTCCGTAATTACTTATTTCATAATTTGGGAAATCGTATATTACTTTCCAACTTTCCATATCATTAATTAAAAAAAAGGGGGCGGGGATAACCACCCCGTCCCCTCGGTTAAATAATTGTTCCATTTTCCAGCTTATGCGCCTGCACCCCCGGCGGGAAATTCCCCGGCGTTGGTTACATATACGGGCATTCCTAACGGTTCGTTCGGATTGCGTGCTGCAATCTCGGCTTTGATAATCGGATTTGCCACGGTGTCCGGTTTGCTGTTATATGCTACCATGTAGGCAACATCAACGCTAAATCCGAAATACTCCTTAACCGCACACGTCAAATCGGCGGTTGCGTTGCCCATAATCGCCGATTGGTCGCCCACGGCGGTATAATAATGCGAACCAACGGGCAAATCAATGTACGGCAATCGTACAATGTCCCATTCGTGGAAATTCGCACGGGTGCGGCGGTATGCCTCACGGTCAACACGGGTTAAGATACCAACGTTTCCATCGGCAACGGCAAACATTGTTCCCATTTTACCCGCTTCGTCTGTTACGTTGTTAGTATAATGCAATACTTTGTTGTCGTATTCCATGCGCTTATTAACGTCGTTGTAAACGCCATGTTGCGCCAACTTGCGGATTAGGCTATCAACCCCCGCATTTGCGATAAGGTGGATATATTCCGGGTAACAATTCGCCCGCATGATTGGGTTAATGTCGCCCAAAATCTCGGTTGCCATTTGGGTTGGAACTTGTACCACGTTTCCGGTCTGCGTGTAGTTAAGCAAGGTTTTGAAAACTTGCGTTTTGTTCGCTTCCAATGCGGCAACGGCTCCTTTGTCCAAAGCATCCGCCAACGCACGGGTTGTTTTCTCCATTTTGCGCATAAAATCGTGTTGGTACGAAATCTCATTGTTTGAGTATGCCGCCGGAACCATTGTAAACCCGATTGCATAAGTAGCCCAAACAAGCGTTACCAATGCGGACGTATTTTCATTATCGGCAATAACGCACGAACGCACGTTGCTAACTTGTACGTTTTCGTCGTAATTGATAACCGGAACTTGTACCGTGTTACCGATACTTACTAATGCTCTATCTCTCAAATTAGGGCTAATGATTGAGTTAGGGGCGTTGGTTTGCTCAATAAAGAAATCCAATGCGCCGTACTCACACGGGCGGAACATATTACGGTCTAACTCCGGGTTCTCTATCCGCCAATTCTGTACTCTTGTTGCAATTAAACTCATTGTTTAAAAAATTAAATTGTTTATAAATGCGGGTTTACCCTTTACCCGTGTTGTCTTTTACTTTTCCGGCAATGCGGCAATATTGTTGTCCTGCCATGCCTGTTTCATTCCGGCGTCAAATTCAGCCGTTCCAATCTGCAAACCTTGTTGTTGCAAAGTGTTTGCAATTACGTCGTATGCCTCAACCCTCGTTTTTGCGCCGGATATGTCAACGGCAACATTACCGCCCGCACCGCCGCCCGTTGGGGGAACCGTTCCGCCGCCCGCTCCTTGTCGTCCCTTATCCAAAATACCCATTGTTTCCAATTCACGGGTCAAAAGGTCGCCGGGGGTGTACGGGTTCAACTGATTGTTCGGGTTGCGCATGATTGCGCCGTTTTCATCCTTAAACGCTAACATTTTGCCGCCTTTTCCGTCGTCGATATATTCGGGGTTCATACCCTTGATTTTGTCGATTGCTTGCGCCAACAAAACCTTTGTTGCGCTTTCGGGCAATCCCGGTTTGAATTTCAACCCGGCGGTTGCGGTCTGCAATGCGCCCTCGATACGAACGCCGAACAACTCCGTTTGGAATTTCTTTTCGGCTTCATCGTACTTTCTTTTGAGGTCGTTAAACTGCGTTGTTACCGCCGTTAAATCGGCTTTCGCCTGTTTCAACGCCTTTGCCGTTTCCGCATCGGTCGCACCGTCGGCAATTGCCTTTTCCAAACGTGCCTTTTCTTTCGTCAGACTGTCGATTTGGGTTTGCAATGCGCTTGCGCTTTCCGCTTTGGTTTTGAACTCGGCGACCACACGTTTTGCGTAATCAAACGTCTTTTCGGTTCCGTTCTTTTCGATACCGGACGCCGCCAATATATCGGCATCCAATCCGCCGTAAATTTCGCCCGTCTTTTTGGCGATAACGCTATTTTCGTCGTTGGCGGACAATGTTGTAATTGCCGCAATTTGTTCGTCGGTTAATCCGGCTAATGCCGCATTTGCAATTAAAATTTCTCTCGTTAACATAATTCTTTCCCTTTGAATTAATTAAGTGCGATTGCTGCTACTGCTCCGCTGTTTGCGTTAATAATATCAATTGTGTATTTTGGCGAATCCCCGGTTGTATCAACCAACCAACTAACAACACGTGCATGGCTGATTTTATTTTCAACCTCTTTTGTTACCAAAATGACGTCGGCAATTGTTCCGCCCTCAATACATTCAATCAACTTTTTCTTTGTTGCGCCATCCAATGCGGCGGCGGTTGTTGTTACTTCAATAACCAAATTGTCCTGCTGTGCAATCTGTGCCATAATCGTATTTTTAATAGTTTAATACTCTGTTACTTTTTCGCTCCGGGTTTGTCCTCGGCTTCTGCCTTTGCCTTTGCATCGGCTTTGGTTTCTTTGGCGGGTTCCGCCGGGATAACTCCCGCCGCTTTCAATTCCGCCAAAATTTCAGCCTTTAACGCCGCTTTTTCCTCGGCTTTGGCTTTCGCCTCGGCTTCTGCCTTTGCCTTTGCATCGGCGGCGGCTTTTTCCTCGGCGGCTTTGGCTTTCTCTGCCTTTGCCTTTTCGTCCGCCTCGGCTTTCGCTTTCATGTACTCGTTGGGGTCGTGCAATACGGTAATCGTGTAACCCTGTTTTTTAAGGTTCTCGGCAATGCTATTTTCATAGCCTTTTTTGCCGAACTTTTGAATACGGGGGATTGACAAACGTTTACCCGTTTCGCTGTCGAACTTCTTAATTTCGATAACGCAATGATACAAATGTTTCTCATTGTCCGGGACAATGTAATTTTCGGGCGTAACGTCGATAATTGCGACGTCTTTAGTTTTGCCCTCTGTTGCTGTTTTCACTCGCATACTCGTTGAATTTATTAGTTATGAAATTGATTTTAGAATTGAACGGCATATTATACCCAAATTCCAAAACGTTTAAATACTCCCTTTCAAATCTGCGTACAAAGTTAGCAAAATTCAACTTTACACGCATATCGTTTTCGCTGATAATCTTTTTGCCGTACAAATCCAATACCTCGGAACGGGTTAAATGTCGGTACGGTTCCAATTCCGCCAATATCAACATACGTTGTAATTGGGTCGGGTTGTTCCTGTACTCCGTTTCTAATATTTGGTTTTGTAAGGCGTCTAATTCCGCCTCGCTTGCGCCGCTTTCCTTTGCCATTTTGTAACGTTCCCGTAACTCCGTTGCGTTGGATAAATAAAACTCGGTTCCGTAATTGACTTTTGCAGAAACGAACAAACCGCCATACCTCAAACGGCAAACGGTTTCGTCAACGAATTGTTGCGCCGCCTCAAAGCCTTTTTTAATCCGGTTTAATACCGTGCTTTGGCTTTCAAAATTGGCTTGTATCTGTTGTTCGTTCAATGCGTCCCGTGTGGTTATTTCCTCATTGGTTCCAACAACCGACGTAATAATGTCATTCTTTAGGCGGTTTTCTTCCTCAACGTTATAATCCAAACTCCCACGGTCAACGGTCAACATTTGAACCGGGTTACGCAAATCGGGTTGTTTATCCCCGTCCGGTATTGGTATTTCCACAAAGGAACCAACGCCGTTAATACGACTATCGCCGCATTTGGGGCAACGCATCAACAACCCGGCGGCGTCCAACTTGTAAAACCCTTGTTTGTCTTTCAAAAAACCACCGTCGCAATAATCGCCATTTTCGCCATTACTGAAATCGCAACTTTGTTCATACCCGGAATAAATCGGATATGCGCCGTAAAGGTCTAAATGTCTTTTACTGATATGGTAAAACAAAAACCAATCCAACGCCTCCAATTGTTTTGTTAGCGGGGATTGCTTAATATCGGGTTCTGCAAGGCTCAACGGTTCATTCCAAAAGAAACGGGCGGGACAATAACCGACGTCGTGCGGGCTATCAACTAACAATTCGCCGATATTGTGGCTTTTGTCCTCTCTGAAAACTCTATAACGTTCGTCGTCAATAACTGCGATACGTTCGCCGTCCTGTCGAAATATGATATAATCCATTACCCCGGTCGTATCGTTCGCCCTGTAATCAATTACGGACGCAATAGGCAACCAATAAAAATACGGTTGGGGGTATTTATCGCCGGGGCTTTGTTCGCTCGGCATATCGACAATAAGAACGCTATTTATTTCGGTTTGGAAAAACTCCCAACCTTTCGTACTCCAAACCTCCGGTTCGTGTAATACATCTTGGCGGTAATATTCCCAATCGTCCCGTTGTTCCGGGTTTTGGAATTGATAATTGAACGCCGGGTTACGACCGTCAAAAATCCGGCTTAACTTATCAAAGCAAATGCCCGTTACCTCGTTTGTCTTAACGGGGTAACGGAACAATGTTTTGAACATCTTAAACTTGTCATGCGGCAATAGGTTAGAAACAAATGCCAAAAAATCCGTTATCGGTTGGCAAATGTCAAACGACGTAATACGGGTGCGGGCGTGAAAATTAATGCGGCTTTGATGATAAATTGCTTTACTTATCGTCTTGCGCTTTCTCGGCTCCGTTATCCGCTTTTTTATTTCGTTTATATCCAATCCCATTGTCTTTGTCAAATTTATAGTCTGAATTATCCGGCAATCTCCAACCGCCATTATTAGGCATTCGCAAAAGACGTTCGGCGTGCGTAATCTCGTATTCCTCGGTTATGTTCAACGTACCATTGAACAACGCAACCTTTTGAATTTTCGCCGCCATATCGTCAACCTCCAACCGCTACTTTTAAATCGGTCAACGGGTTGAAATCCGGGGCAATAATTGTAAGGTCGTCGGAATAGTTAGGTAGGAACGACCATTGTATTGCGTTGCTGTCCGGGGCTTCCAAACCGCCGTGCGATTTATCGCCAATGAACAACGAACGAATAGGAATAGGATAATACGTTGTCTTTACCGTTTCGTCCTGTATTGCCTCAATACTTCCGTTTTCGTCAAACAGATAGACGCCCAAATTGTCCGCCCAACTTTCGCATTGCAATTCTTTCATTGCCTTAATTACTGATTGGGGAATTTTACGCATTACCCCGGTAAACGGGTTCGGTTCACGCCCTATAATTTCCTCAACGCCTCCCAATGTTTCGTTACCGCCGCCAAAGGTTCGGGCGGCTCCGGCTTCGTTGGTCGGGGCTTGGATATACGGGGAAACGACAATCTTTGTACTATCAGCCGCCGCCAACAACGGCGTCCATGAAGCAAGCAAAGTAATTGCCTTTTCGCTCGTGAAACTGTTTTTGCTTCCATCGTCTTTGGTTAGACGCTGAAATGCTACCTTTTGGATTTGCCCGAAACTTTCGGCGCATTTTACGGCGGGAATATCGGGCAATGAAGCCGCCGCCGGACACTTACAAGTAATCATACTCTTTAAATTTTAACGTTAAAAATTACATTTGTTACCTCGTTGGGCTGTCCCTTTGCCCTCTGTATTACTTCTACGTTGCAAAGTTATAAACTTTTTCCGTTATAAACTTGCATATCTCAATTAAATTGTTAGTTACGACGTTTAACACCCCGGTTGGCGTGTGCGTATGGTTGTATATTGCCGTCGGCAATCTCTTTTTCGTAAATCCCGGTTAATCCGTCCTCCGGGTCGTCGTGCGTATTCGCATCGAAATTACGCAAAAAGGTTGTAACATGGTCGTAAATCGCTTTGTACCGGGTTTCCCAACCGAACGGCATAATTATATGTTGATTAACCATTGCGGACGCTGTTATTATCCGGCTTTCCTTGTTGCCCCCTTGATAAAACGGGTCGGTAATCGCCCGGACTTTCTTTTTGATAACCTTTTCATAACCCGCACCACCGTTGTTGCTCTCAACCCACGCTTTTTGCGTCCCGTTCCGGTTAATCATCGCCGGGACGGTTACGGTTGTAACGTCCGTGTTTTCGTCCGTCATTTCCATATCTGTAATAAGGGCAAACAATATCGGCTCCATGCGCTTTGTTTTCTCGTTGAAAAACATATTGTCGGACTTATACACGTCATACGTTGCGGCAAACAACAGGTCGTCGCCCTCGTCGGCAACGTCAATGTATGCGCCGGAACGAATGTACGTGCCGTAATCGGATTTTTCGACCCACGTTTTGAAAGGTTGGTACAATCGACCCTCGGCGGAACCGGGGTTGCCTTGATACAGGCATTGAAATTGCACCGGGTCTAATGCCTTTTGCGCTTCCAACTTTTGCTTACTGTGTCGGCTTTCCCATAATGCCGCCCCCGGTTCCCGTGGGTCTATCTCGGTCGGTTCCCCGGTTTTTAGCCCCTCAAAGTTTATGCGTACCCACGCCCCCGGCGTTACGTCCTCCAAATCCGCCCAACACTTAACATCAATAATCGTTTCGCCGCTCTTTTCAATGCGCCCTATCAAATCGTCATCGTGCCAACGGGTAAATACAATCAATTCTTGACTATCATTGTGTAAACGGGTGCGTACAACGGTCGTGTACCATTTCCACGCCGCCGCCCGTACTATCGGGCTGTTACCCTCGGCGTAATCCTTATACACGTCGTCCAATATCGAAACGTCCACGGTTTTAGACGTCAGCGAACCGCCACGACCAACGACACGCAACGACCCCTTACGCCCGACCATTTCGATAACATCGGAATTGCGCAAATAGGTATTCGACATCGTTACGACGTTCGACCCATTTAAGTACGTGCCGGGGAATAATTCACGATACCGGGGCGTGTCGATTATTCGTTGAACGTCCCGGTTAAAATCCCGTGCGATTGTCGCCGCATACGAACCGATACATATTTTGCGGTCGGGGTTTAACCCCAACATAAATGCGGGTAATTTGCGGCTTGACCCCTCCGATTTGCCATGTTGCGGCGGCTGTTGTACAATCATCTTTCGTATTTTGCCATGCGCAAACATATCCAACAGGGTATAATATACAACATGAAACGGTTCCAATACCAAATCCGGTTGCATATACCGGGCAAAGTTGATAAGGCGTTTACGGGCGGCGGCTCGCACCAATTCGCCGGGGTCTGCCTTGATTGCCTCGTACATCTTCAATAATTCCTCGTTGTTCATGGTCGTACAATTTTATCGGGTGTAACTATCAATTCGCCGGGCTTTTTCGGTATCCAATTCAAACACGCCGTTTCGCTCCTTATCCGGGAACGGTTCGGGGTAAACGGACAACGGCAACAAATCGGCAATCTATTTGCAACATCTAAATTCTCATGGTCGAAATACCAAACACCGTGTCCGCAATCCCCGCAATAATGGTTCGTTTTGGTTACAACCTGTTTAACAACATTCATTCGCCTTGCCATTATTGCGCCCCTCCTTTCTCGGCGATTGTCTTTTGAAATTCGGCGGACTGCAATTTGTCGGCGACGGCAAACAACAGGTCGTCCGGGATTGCCTTAACATCGTATTTCGGTTTATCGTCGTCCGTCCCGGCGTTGTATCCGGGTATCTCGATTTTAACGGGTGCATCAAATCCCAACATCTTTGCCCGGCGTTGTTGAATGTTCAACAGCAAGTCCAAAAACCGGGGATTGCCCGCCGACGTTTCAACGGTCGTTTCGTCATACCCGTAATATTCCGGGTCGCCGTCGGTCGCATCCGTTTTGATAGGACGCCCCCGGTTGGTTTTCTCTTTGGTGCGCATCTTTCCGGTTTTCGACGCCTCCCACGCCTCCCACGCTTGTTGCTCCATTTTATCCAACTTGCGCAATTCCTGCGTAACATATTCGTCGATTGTTTCCAACCGTTCCCGCTTCCATTCGATAAGGCATTGTTGCAAATCGTAATAAACCATTTGAAAGGTTATTGTATAACCCATTCCACGGGCGGACAAATCCCGGTTCAATGCGTCCGCAATTTCCCGGTACGAATAACCACGCAAAAATAAATCGGCACAAAACCGAATGTCATAAATTCGTTGTTCCTCGGAACGTTTGTTGTATCCTAATGGCTTCTTTCTCTTTTTCATCGTCAAACCTCCTTAATCGTCAAATCGTATTCCCACACATACCCGCCCGCCGTTTTATACACTCCTTTACAACATCGGGCAATTGTTATATTTTTTATTCCCGTTTTTCTTTCCGCTTCTCTTATAGATTTATACCGGGCAATTTCGTTTCCGGCTTTTGAACGTTGTATTGTTTCCCTCGCTACCATTTTGCGCCCAACTCAAACGTATTGAAGTATCAGACGCCGTAACCTCAATTTCTTGTTTTGTTATGTCCTCAATCATTGCGCACATATCGCAATCAAAGGGGCTTAATACTTGTTTGTTCATCGCTCTAAAAATTTATTTGTTATTACTATCCGGGGCGGCTTCAACCTTAACCCCGGCAATTGTTCCGTTATAATTAAATTCTAATGTTTCGACGCCCTTAAATCCCCCGACGATACGCAACAAACGCCAATAAATCGTTTTCCGGTCGCTCCTATGGAATTTATCGCATTGCCTACCAATTCCGGGGCAATCTTCCCTTTTGATTTTGCAGCGAACGCAACGTTGCGCAAACATTGTGGAATTGTTGTTGGCTAATCGTGCATCCGCCGCCGTCCATATCTCGGCAATCAATACCATACCCCGGTAAACGCAACGTTCGCCGGGGCGGTATTCTCTATTTGGGTCGAACGGTTCGGGTTGCTTTACTCTCATTCTTTGCCCGCTTCGTTTACATAGTCAAACAATGCGTCCAAATCTTCCTTTGCGCCTTTTACGCAAATTCGTACCCTATCGCCGCCCGCTAATGCGGTTTCGACAATCTCGCAATTATACCGGGGGGCGTTTATCTGTATCATTGCCGCCGTGGTATTCGTTACAAACTCGTTTCTTTCTTCCATGCTCTCGGATTTTTGAAGTAAATAAAATGCCTCTGTTGGTTCGTTCTCGCTTTGGCACGCCCCCAACAAAAGCGTTGCCAAAGATAACAATAAAATCTTTGCTTTCATCGTTTTACCTTTCTTTTAATCCATATAAACCGTATGCCAATGCCGACAAACAATATTTTCGCCTCAATGTCAACGTAACGGTCGTAACCGTTGACCGCATCCACGGACACGCCGGGAACAATAAACCAACTCTTATATTTCCAATATTCCCGGACGTAAACAGATACGCCAACCCGTCCGATATGGAACCCAATTTGCGCCGTATGTACGTCGCCATTGTTGCGGATAATTCCAACTTGTTTTTTACTCATTTCCTTTTCTGTTTAATAATTCGTAACTCTGTTTATCAACTACCAACGCCCGTGGGTATTCGGTTATTACGCCTTTGGTATATACGAGATTATAGATACCCAATTGCCCCTTAATTGGAAACTCAACTACCCGGCGGGGGTTCCGCATCAGCCAACCGAACCCCTTTGTAATGGATTTACGTTTTTCGGGCGGTATGCGGGTATTCTCCCAATCTTCCGGGGTAAAATCGGCGACGGGCTTAACGTCGTACAACTCAACCAATCCCAACGTTACCCCGTTTTCATATCCCGGAATTACGGGATTAGCGGACGAACAAACCATTAAATCGCCCCGGTACGGCGTGTTTTTGCTTCGTACCTCAATACATTTTTCGCCGTAAACAATCCCGTTGTCCTCATACGCCGCCGTTACCAACTGCGTTGCATACGGATTTTTAACGGTTAATGCACGCCAACGGTCGTGCAATTTCGGTTTATAATCTTTGTTGTTATACTGCATTTTGCAACCTCCTTTTAATTTTTCGCAAACGCTTTATTTCCTCGGCGATTGCTTGTTTATCCTTTTCCAATTGTTCAATCAAAACGTCGGGATTATTACCCCGGTTCCATGCTTTGATTAACTCGCTATTTTTGGCGTTCCAACTTGCGCCCGTTTCGATTTTATGCCCGCATTTTTTACATTTACCCCCGGCACAATTAAATGAACTATAACCGCAATTATATATTTCTATATCATCGCAACCGCATTTAACGCATGGGTAAACGTATATTTTACGGGTCGTTGTTTCTGTAACTTCATGTTCTGCCATTGTCGAATAAATTATAATTAGCCGGGACACAATAACCGGGCAATGTTTCCCGCTCAATCCCGGACACTCTTATAAAACTATCTTTCCAATATATCCGGGGCGTTTTGTCCGGGTGCGCCTCCCAATAGTCGAACACGTCGTTGTAAAACGTCAATGTTTCCCGCTTGGTATATCTGCAACCGCTTTGCAATCCAATCTTAAACAAGTCAACAAAGGGGTACGACAAAGCAATTACAGAAAACGCCCGGTCAAACATTCCCACGGGGATTGGTTCAACGCTTGCAAAGGTACGGAACCCGTGGCGTTTTGCCCGTGCCAATGCGTTTATACGCATCCGGTTTGGGCTTGCTTTTGGTTCCAATTCGTCGCACCCGGTCAACGTGGAACCAATGGCAATGCGGGATTTATCCCAACCCTCGGACGCCTCGGCAAAGTCGATTAAAATATTGATACCCTCGGCGCATTTGCTCAACACTTTAACCGGGACGCCGTGGCGTTGACAAACGCCGATTGCTTGACGGGTCAACCGTTGCGTTTCCGGCAATAACGGGTCGGTCGTAAACGAAAAGAATAACCCCGTTTTTTGCAATTCGTCCTTATGCTTCAACAACTCATTCGTAAATATATCCAATGCGTATGGATATTCTCGTAACGTCTTTTTCAATTCCGGGGTATTGCCTCCCAACACTTTTGCGCCCCTCCCTTTGCGCAAATAACAATACGTGCATCTGTTGGAACAACCAACATAAAAGTTGGCGGCGTTCTCGGCATATTCCCCGACTTTTCCCTTTGGGCTGTAAATAACCCGTCCGTTTATCGCTCCCATACTCATAGATTAAAACGGTAAATCGTCGGTTCCGTTGGGGGCGGGTGCATCCGGCACGGGCGGCGGCGGGGCTTGCGTTCCGGCTCCGGTTCCTTTGGGCGTCAATATTTCCATATCGGTTGCGACAATCTCGGTAATATACCGTTTCACGCCTTGCGCATCGTCATAACTCCGGGTTCTTAATTCCCCCTCAATATAGAGTTTATTGCCCTTTTTAACGTACTGATTGGCGACCTTTGCCAACCCGTTTTGCAATACAATGTTGTGCCACTCGGTACGCTCCGGGATTTGTCGCCCGTCCTTTGTGGTATAACCCCGTTTTGTAGTCGCCAACGAAAAGGTCGCAACGCAACCGCCGTTGTCGAACTCCTTAAAATCCGGGGCTTTCCCGGTATGTCCTAATAAAGTAACTTTGTTTACACTCATAACTATTTGAATTTAACACCATCCAACAAATACAATTTCTTATTATCAGACCAACCCGCCGCCATGTTTAAGGCTTTCCGGTCGTCGTCATGCACAAACTCGCAATACCACGAATTGCCGCCAACGTTCGCTTTTTCTTTTAGTCGTACCAATTTACCGACAATGCACCGGGCAAACTTGGCGTATGCGCTCGTTTCCGATATATGGATAATACGACGTTCGGCGTTTATTTTTGGCAATTCTTCGATTTGCGGGCGTTTTTCCTCGGCGGGGTATCTTTGTACCCTCTGAAAGTCTTTTTTGATTGACGACCGGGAAATTGCCCCAAAATCGGGGGTTCTCTTTTTGGTTCTCATTAAACTAACTTTAATTGTTGATATTCGGTTTTCATTAACTCAATTAACCGCATATTTTCCGGGTATATTCTCATTCGTTCCCGGTCGCCATTTTCCCAACGGTTATGGCATTCAAAGGAAAGGATATTTATATTACGAGGGTCATGCGCCATCTCCGGGAACGCTCCACGGGTCAAAATGTGGGAACAATAGACGGCGGAATAATTCGCCAATGGCTTTAATGTTTCCTCGCATCGGTGCGGCTTATGCTCCCAAACCCAACGAAAAAAGCGTTCATTTGCCGCCATGATATTTGCACCCCGTCCCGTAATACAATGCCCGAACAATTCCCGTTGTATCTCAACCCTCAAACGAATATCCATTGTAAAATGCTTTATATCAATCAGGGGATTATACCCCCGATTGATACAATATTGGTATTCGTCCCGGTCTGTCAACAAATACGGTTCCATACTCTTACATTTCCGCCGTTTCGTCGTTCGGTTCCGGGTCGTCCGCCGGGTCGTTAATATCCGGGAACAATCCGTTGTCCTCTATCTTTTCGGCATTCAATCCGGGTGCGGGTTCGCCATCAGCCCCGAACAACTCCAATTGCGCCTTTTTCCCCTTGAAAAGAAATGCGTAAACCTCGGTTTCAATGTCGGCGGCAATTTCTTCTAATTCTTCCTCAAACCCGAACGTTTCCGTATTGAATTTAAGGCGGGGGGAATTGATAGCGGTTTTCTGATTGTTCGACACGGTAAACAACCCGGTTAAAACAACCCCTACGTTATCGTCTTGACCGGAAAAGGACACGCCCCGAACCTCTATGTTTTTCAACATTTCGTCGGCAAAATCCCGTGATAACTCGCTTTGCTTTTTGGTT